AGTGCTTGATCTTCAGTGTATCTCTTTTTACCTGTTTGGCTAAGGTCGCTGCCTGCTGCAAGAGCAGCATTTTGCTTTGCAAGTTCTCCATTCATTTGCTCTCTTAAAAACTTTTCTCGTTCTTGCTGTGCAACTATTTCTTCTTGAGACATTGCTGTGTCTATTGTAGAGCCATGAAGGTCTCCAGTAGTTCCTACAATTGCATCGTTTAATGCTGCTGTTGTTACTACGTTATCTAGATTTTCTGTTTGTGCTGGAATGATATCTCCAGTTACTGTTGCAATTTCATCTGTTTGTTCTGCAACTAAGACAGTTGAGTCTGCTGCATCATCTGCGCCTTCAACAATTCGTCTCATTCCGTCTCCTGCTTCAACGGTTCCGTTAGACATAATTTGTTCTGAACTACCAGTATTGCCTTCAAGATTGGCTGCTGCGGTTTCTGCTTCTGCTGCTTTTATTCTTGCTTCTGCTGCTCTGACTTCTGCTTCATCAGCCAGTTTTTTAAGGTCTCTAGCATTTTCAGCAGTGTGCATATTCTTGCCCTTTTCACGGGCTGCAACTTCTTCCCATTTTGCTGCTTCAGTTCTAATCTTTGCTGCTGCAGCCTCTGCATCAGATGCTTGCTTTTCTAATTCGTTTGCTTTCTGTCTAGCAGCCTTTACTGCAGACATATCAGACATCAGTGCTTTAGGATCAACATCTACTGTTAAGGATGTCTCTGTTGATTCGCTTGAAGTTGGAACTGGAACTTTTCTAGAACCAAACTTGTCTCTATAGTGTCTATCAATAGATTTTTGAATTTGTCTTTGCTCTGGATCATTCTTCATAGCATCATACTTGGCTTGATTTGCAGTATCTACCTTTGGAATTGCTGCTTCTGCAAGTTGGTCTGCTTGAGACTTTACATCTTTTGTTTTTCTTTCAAGGCCAATCTTTAGCCCTTCTCCAATATCTACTCCAAGCCTTTCGGTTCTTTTTGATGGTGATCTTGTTTCTGCTTTTTTCTCTGCTGCTGTAAGGTCTGCATCAACTTGTTCAGCAATACTTTCTGAGCCCATTGTTCCTAGTAATCTAGGATCTTCTGGTCTTGCTTCATGATTAAGTATTTTTGCATTGTTTGCATTTGTTCCAAGGCTTCCAGCACCGTTTGCCTTAAGCATTGCATTTACTTCATCAAAGTCTTCGCCTAGACTTATTCTTATTGCTGTAATACTTTTCTTTGCTTGTTCAACTATCCCTGCAAATTCTGGTGCAAGTTTTTGCATTTCTGCTGTTACTTGAGATTCAAGTGACTTGAATGTAGCGTCGTCAAAAATTTCTGGTACTTCTTTGGCAGCATTATCTGCATTCCATTTTTTTAATTTTTCTATTAATAGATTATCATAGATCTCTGCCTGGCCCTTTAGTTCATCAAAATCTCCACCCATCATGGTGGTCATTGCTCTCCATTTTTCAGCGCCAGTCTTTTCAAAATCTGCTTGGAAATCTTTTCCTAAACTTCCTGCTCCATTTTTAGCCTCATATGATTGAGACTTTCCCCTAGTTGACATTGCATTGTTTAGTTTGCCCTGTAGCATAAATCCATGAGCATCGGCAACCTTGAGTTCTGGCATAGTGCCATCCCCACTGCCACCACCATCACCATAGAATTTTTTAATAAGTTCTACTTGATTTCGAGCCTCTGGACTTAAATTTAATCCATCATCTTCGCTTGCATCAACTCTCTTAGTTTGTCCTACATGTGAAAACTCTTGTCTTTGTAATTGATCAAACTTTGGATGATAGGCTCCCATTCTGCTTGAGCCTTTTGCTGGATCAAACTTCTTTCCAATTGCTGCAATTGTTTGTTCTGTTACTTTCCCAGTCTCTGCTTTAACTTCTGCAATAATTGTTTTAAAGTCAGAAATAATGGAGTCACGAATTTCTTCCAGGGCTTTGGATGAAGTATCTGATACATCTTTTCCAGTTGCCTCAGCATATTTTATTAAAGCATTCTTGCTTAACTGTCTAATTCTTCCAAGTTCGTTTTCTATATAGTCTTGAGCGGTTGAGTCTCCAGCAGCCTGAGCAGCGCTATAAGTTCTGTCTGCTTGACTTACTCCCTCCGCATACCTACCCTTTTTAAACCCTGGAAGATCGTCTCCCATTATTGCTTTTAGTAATGGTCCATATTTCTTTGACTGAGCAGTTGGAACAATTGTCTCTCCTGGTGCAACAAGTGCAAGAATACTGTCTCCTGCAGATTCGTTACCTGGAACTTTTCCGTCTGCAAACTTTGGCAAACCAGATACTGCACCCTTTGGACCTGGAACTGCATTAAACAGTCCTGGAGAACCAGAGGCAAGCGCTCTTGCCTGAGATGCTGCATTTTGATAGGCTAAGGCTAATGCTTCTACTGATGCCTTTTCCACATTGAATGTTGAGATTAAGTCTTTATGAGATAAATGAAGTGCATGAGTTTGTGCAAGGTTTTCTGTTTCTGCTTGAGTTAGGTAATCAAATCCACCACCAAGAACATTGTTTTGTCCATTAAGTTTTGCAACTCCACTACGAAGCATTGCAAAGAACTTGATAAGGTTTGCAACACCGTTAGCAACAAGACCAACTGTCATCAATACAACTGGAGCAATTCCTCCGATTACTCCAACAAATCCAACTACAAACTTTTTTGTTCCATCGCTAAGGTTATTAAACTTTTCTAACATATTTGCAGCAAACTGAACAACTGGTGTTATTGCTTCCAAGAATGCTTTTCCAATTGGGATAAGTTGCAACTTTAAGTTTTCAAGTTGTTTCTGGAATTTTACTCCAACAGCGTTTTCTACTTTGCCTAATTCTCTCTCAGATAAAATAGCAAGTTCTTCAATTGATGCTCCTGCTAATGCAAGCGCTCTTCCTGCTTGTGAAGAGTCTTTTGTTACGTTCTGAAATAATGTTGATAGACGAGCAAACTGGAACTTACCAAACATCTGCTCAATTGCTCTTGCACGGTTTAGTGGGTCTAGTGTGTCAAGTGCTCTTGCAAATCCTACTACTGTTGCTTTTAGGTCTCCAGCATTGGCATTAACAATACCCTTTATGTTGATACCAAGATCTGCAAGGAATTCTGCTGCCTTCTTAGAAGGATTAATCATAGAAGCAAGACCAGACTTGAGTGCGTTAGCGCCTTCTGATGCGTTGATTCCACCTTCTTTCATTGCAGTCATAAAGAATGCAAGATCTTCTACGGATCCTCCAAGTTGTTTTACAACTGGACCAGCCTTTGGAATTGCAATTGTTAAATCTTCAATAGATAGAACTGTCTGGTTTTCAACTGCGTTAAGGTAATTAATTTTTCCTGCAAGTTGTTCTGCTGAAATTCCAAAAGCATTTTGAAGAGAAATTGTTGTTTCGAGTGCTTGTGCTTGTTCCACCTGACCAAGTACGGCAAGTCTTGTTGCATTTGTAACCTGAGCCTGTAGATCTGCCCCAGTAAGACCCATTGCTGCTGCAGATGCTGCCATTTCCATGGTATCTTTAGCAGCAATACCAAACTTTGTAAACTCTTTTGCAAGTAATTGTATTTCTGCAACTGCTTTGTCAGTATCACCCATGCTCGTTGTCAAGTCACCATAGACTCTAGTGAACCTGATTGTGGCTTGTTCCATCTCTCTAAATACCTTGGCTGCTGTAGAACCAAGAATTGAGAGTGGGATAGTTAAACCAACCATTAACTGACGGCCTGCCCACTGAGTGTTCTTACCAAAGTTTAGAAGTTGAGTTGAGCCTTGCTTTAATAGTTGATTTAAGAATTGCTGTCTTTGAGCAGCCATCTGAGTTCTTGTAGCATAGTCAGCATACTGACCATTTACCATCTTAAGATGCTTTGGAACAACTTGAAGAACTTTTACAAACTCTCCGTTGGCATTTGTTAGTTGTATATACTGTGTTTGTAGAGTTTTAACTCTATCTTTCATTGCCCTTTTTAGAACATCTTTTTCTTGTGCAAAAACATTTTTTAGGGTTTTGCTATTCATTGTTGCAGCAGCAGCCGTGTACCTAAAGTACTGGCTCATGCTCAACTTATTTTTTTCTAGTGAATCCGTGAACGCTGTGGTGCTTGAGGCAATGGTTTTTTGTGATGCTACAAACTTTCCAGTAGCATTGATCGACTGCATGAGTTGTGAATTTAAACCCTTTTGTGCATTTGCAGCAGCGACATTGCCCTCTGTTAAGGACTGATTGAATTTACTAAGTCCAGCCTGAAGCCTTCTTAGTTGAGCAAGAGCATCACTAGTGTCAAAATGTATACCAATATTAGCATTTACATCAGACACTATTCATGACACCCCTATTCATTTTTAAATTATTTTGATGCTAGTAATGCTGTAGGATCTGTAAGTTGAATACCAGAGGCTGCATCGATTACTGCGTATACTGTTGGCAAGTCGATATTATCTTCTAGTGCCTCACGAGTAACTTCTTCCTTTAAATATTGCTTAAATGCAATTTCTACACAATCTAAAAGTACGTTCATTGACTCATCATTATTATCTGATACATCTGATAGTTCTTGAAATCTTTTCATAAAAGGCTTAAGCAAAGAAATCTTTAGTGGTCTAACATCAACGGTTGTTCCATCAATAAGAGTGATTTGCTTAGTTGTTTGTTCTGCCATTTTTTCCTCCAATAGGTTTGTTAGTTAATTATACCATAGCGACAGGCTTATTTTAGTCTATTTTTTCGTAGTCTAAGCCCATACCAATACCAAATCCAGCACTACTTGCATTTTGACCTTGAAGGGCAAGTATGTCTCTTGAGTCATTTGCCTGCCCACGACTAAACACCCTAGCCTTCATATCTTCCCAAGCGTTACTCTTGTTAGCATTTTTGTCTAAGTCTACTCCTTGCATTGCTGCCAGAAATTTTTTGGTAGAATAATCTTCTTCTCTTTTTACATTTAGTATTGCGGTTATCTCTTGCATTGATAAAGATCTTTCTAGTTCATCATAATCTTTCCAAATGCCCAGCAAAAAAACTTCTGATTCTAGTTTTGCCAAATCAAGATCTTCCCAAGTTGCTCCAGACTTAACTGCCTGACTCTTTACTCCTTCATCAGACTTTTCATCTACTTTGATTCCTGCAGCATAGTCTAGTAGTCTATATATGTTTTTTAAATCTATTGCGTCTTCAAAGTCTTCAATAGAGTTTGAAATCCTTGGCATATATTGTTTCATGCAGTTCATCCCGCAGACAGCAAGAGCAGATATAGCCTCTATGTCACCCTGTGCTGAGCGCACACCTTCAAAGTCATCCATAAACCTTCTTAGATATTTAATCTTAAGCGGAGATATTTCTACCTCTGTTCCGTCAACTAAATAAATAATTCCAGTTTTATATATTTCTGTAGCCATTATATAAGTATACCAAACAGAAAGGCCCAACCCCGAAGGATTGAGCCTCTCATATATTAAGTTGTATTATGCTGATACGCCGACTGTGCGGTCTACGATCTTACCGTATGATCCGTTGTCGTTTGGAAGAAGACGGAATGATACTTCGAACATTGTCGCTTCGTCACGCTTTGCTGATACTGATACGCTCTCAATTGAAAGTGCACGGTATGCAACGTAGACACGCTCGATATTCTCGGTTGCGTCTCCAGTTCCTGGTCCAACTGCGATCAAGCCACGCTCTACTGGAACGTCGCCAATATCGCCTGCTGAAAGATTAAGTGTTGGGTTGCTTGAAACTGTTGTTAGATCGCCATCCTTGCCTGCAAGGGCAAATAGAAGGTTCTCTAGTGTTGATTCTGCGAATGTAGTATTTAGGTTTACTTGCATGCCTTGCTTAAATAACTTAGCAACGTCAAGTACCTGGTCTACTGCTACTTCGCCGAAATCTGGCTGGAATTGGATTTCCAAACCATTCATTGTATATCCAACGTTGCGGAAGTCTAGATCATTTTCAAGGGTGTCCTTGTATGATGTACCTGCCACGAACGCTGGTCGATCTGCGTCTGCAAGTGCGCCTGCTTCGTATGTGAAGAGTGCTGCTGCTCCAACGATAATATCGTTAGAACTACCACGTGTATATGCCATGTATTTCACCTCTTTTTTCTTTATAGATTAAAGGGCTTGTTTCCTCATGATAATTATATCATCCCTTTTTATGGGGCTATAGAGTCAATAATGTCTTGCATCTGGTGGTAGTCGTAGTCTATGATTATCTTGTTACCGCCATAGGTTCGGGCTGTTCCAAAGTCAATGATGTCTCTGACTTCCTCTAGTTGGTATATCTTAAAGTTATGGAAGTAGAACTTGCAAGTCATTCCTCCAATTACTTTTCCTTTTGCCCATTTATTAATGTCTTCGGCAGAATCATCGCCTCGGTCCATTAATCTTAGGACTGTTTCTTGAATTTGAACCATTGTTTCCGTTACGTTTTGCTCAGTAGCATAAAAATAATAAAGTAGTTGTTCGCATTTGATATAGGGGAAAGGAGATCTTCTCATTCTAATTAGTCTATCCCATGTTGCCATAACTCCAGCATAAGCATACCTTGTTGGTTGGCCTCGACCTCCTCCACCTTCATCTGTACTCAAAACAACCCATTGCTCTGTTATTTCATCAAGAGATGTGGGCCTTGATGGAAAAAATGGAACACCAATTCCTTGAGATGCTGTGGAGTCTGTAACAATATCTCCACGAGTTTGCTTTTTAACTAAAATAGCAAGTTTTTCTTGAAGGTATGCATTTACCCATAGCCCTGGTGTGTTTAGTGTTGATGTTGACATTATGATACCATCCCTGCACTTGCTACCCAGCGAGATCCAACAGACATTCCTGTTGGTCTGCCACCTCTTTTACCAGCAGCCAAGTTCTTCTTATAAACTGTTGGATTAGCAAAGTGCTTATCAATACCGCTTGATCTTAAAAATGCCTGAGTAAAGTATCTACCAAAGAACATGTCCCAAACATTCTCAAATTGTCCTTGTGTATTTCCTCCAGGGTTTTGAACAACAACTGGTCTCTTTGTATAAACAACTTGTCCACCAACCTCAAACCTTAAAGTCTCTCCATTAATTGGCTTAATAACAACTGGCTGACCAAGTTCCATAACCTTTGCCTTGTTTTCAAAAGGAACTCTTGATCCATCCTGAATAGTTTTTGATTGTTTAAAGTCTGACATAAATGATAAACCAAGGTTGCTTACAGTAAACTTAATGTCAAATAGTCTTGCTGATGAACTTCCTGATTGACCCCACTCATAAACATGATGAAGTGTGTCGTAGCCTACTCTTGCATTTGCATCAATAAATTGCGATGCTTGTTCTGCTACCACTGGTCCAAGATTTTTAAAAAAGGCAGACTTGCCAACTTGAACACCATCAACAAATCCGAAAGAGTATTCCATAATGTTGTCCATCTCTTTACGAAACTTCTTGCTATCCATTCTTACTTTAATCATACATCTACCGCCTGATTCTCAGATCTGCGTACGACAAGGTTATAATATTCAATTCCGCCAAATGGTCCTACGAATGGTTCCTGTGTTGCAATTTCAAAAATTGTAGACTTTCCTGCTCTTGGGCCTGCTGTTTCTGTATATATATAATTACAGTTTTTATCACGAATATTTGTCAAGATAATATTTGTCATTGAGTGCGGAGCATCTAAACTTGAAACTCTAATATCGGTCTTTACTCTACCAATGAGAGATGTCTTTTGTGTAATATTTACATTTGGAGTTATCTCTTCTTTTCCTGCGCCACCTACAGAATTAAAATTACCAGCAATAGTTTTATCTAAAACCCAAGTCTTTTTAACATTTCCATAAACCCCTTGATCAACAATTGGGTAATAGACATCTGCTTGCATTGGGAAGATAAAATCTGGCTCTTCGCATATCATTAAATTATCCCTGGCTTGACAATATTTTTAACATATTTTTCAAGTATCTTATCTACTAGGAAGTTTCCTGTTCCGCTAAGCATTGCTTTATCAAATTGAATTCTAAACTGATCTGTGTTGTATGCTGTAATGTATCTCTTGTAATAATCAAGTTTTCCACACTTAAGATCTTCTATTAAAAGTTTTGCTGCGTATTCAATATCTGCAGGGACTGTTAGGTATCCGTGATCAACAATAAATGTATAATCGTATCCTGAAGGGAATCCTACGCCATCATATCCATAGTAAGCAAGATCTCCAATTGCTATTGGAAGATTTTGGGCTGTGGACTCATACCTGTTAACTACACCATCACGTATTTTTTGTATAGCGGTTTTATCTGATGTTATAGAATATTGGTGCTCATTTAATTCTGGAGTTGATCTATCATAAACTAATTGGTTATTCTCGTAAACCTTAAATACTCTATAAACCTTTTCCCATAAAGAGAAGTAGTCTGATCCGTTACCAGTTCCTATAACTGTAATCTTTTTATTATAAAATCCTTCTGGAACAAATGTATCAATCATTGATCTTGCTACTAATTCTAAGGTTGTGTATTCAGCAATTTCAGATGCTGTTGTGCCTAATGTGTTTGGGTCTACGTATGGTCTTATTAACTCATAAAACTCTTCGTAGATTTCTATTTCTGTCCCGTTAATAATTTTAAAAAGTTCTACTCTGTAATTATTATCATATCTGCCAGGAAGAGAAATCTCTAAGTCATCTCCTGTAGATGAATCTAAAAATTCTATATCTTGTACTGAAAGGTCCGCCATATCCGTAACTCTTGCATAAATGTCTACATTGATATACCCTGCTGGTACAACAAAGTTAACTGCAATTGTTTCGTATGGCGGAACTCTCAATATTTCCATATTTACTTACCAAATTCCTTGGCAACTTCTTCTGGTGTTGCGATGCGGATGTGTGGTCTAGTTAGCCACTTGTCTGCTGCATCTTTTTCAACGATGTTATAGCCACGATATACCTTACCTACCTCTGACCATGTAACATTCTTAGTTGAATAAAGGGCAACTGTTTCCTTCTTTTCAGTAGGCAACTTCTTGCTAGGCTTTCTTGATTCTTTTGGCGCTGTTGTTGCTCCAATGACACCATCTGCAACTGATCCAAGAGCCTGAACTTCTTCAGGTGCCTTGTATGCAGGGGCTTCAATAGCATCTACTTCTGGTGCTTCTTCTACAACTGGAGTTTCCTCAATAAATTCTGCAACTGGCTCTGTAACAACTGGTGCTTCAAAAACTGGTGCTTCAAACACTGACTCTTCTTCAATTGGATTATTATTCATGTATTCCATAATTCCTCCTTGTTAGTATTATATCATTATAAGTAATAAAGGGGAGTAAGAGCGTTAACTCCTACTCCCCCTAATTTTTACTGTTTACAGATTACTCTGCTGCAGCGTCTGCGTATGCAATTGCATCCTGCTCTTCCCATTGAAGTCCAAAGCGTACGAAGACTGTATATTCTACAGTGTCCTTCTTAGGCTTGTATTCACGGTTAACAGTGATGTCACGCTGGAATCCCCATACACGGTTCTGTGGGAATGTCAAGTCGACATATCCTGCAGGGTAGTAAGGAACTTCTTGTACGTCAACTCCGAGGACACGTGTTGTACGTGCTCCACCGAATGTCTGTGCTCCACCATCAAGATATGCTTGACGGTTTGTTGGAGTACCACCAGCCTGAGAAGCAAATGCTTCTGCGACTGCGTCTGCTAGAGTACCGTTATTCTTAACGATTCCCTGGAATGCATCTGTACCAGCATAGAACTTCAAGTTAGACTTGATAGCACGATACTTGCGTGGCATTGCTGTGATGATTTGCTGCATTACATCAGTTGTCCAGGCGTCATTAGCGACTGTAACTACTGCTTCGTGTGCATCTCCATCAGTCTTGACACGATTTACGAAACCTTCCATGATTGAAAGGAATGAATCTGATCCTGCACCTGTTCCGTTGATTGCAAGGTCTTCGATATCATTACCGAAAGCGTTTGTCATCAAGCGTACAATGTGATCTTCTAGTTGTGCACCTTCGATGTTATCTTCTAGTGCTTCAGTTGCTACTTCCCAGTCAAGACGAATCTTCTTTGTAGTCAATTCAACCTTTGAGAATGTTGCACCTGCGTTTGTGTAGTCGCCAACTGCTTGCGCTGCTGCACGAATAACACGCTCTCCGACGTTTACCTTTTCGAGTTCCATTGTATTGGCTCTCATAGTAACACGACGGCCATCTTGGGCGAGAGTGGTTGCATCCCACACGTAGTCGATAAAACGACGTGCTTGCTCTGGGCGTAGGATACCTGATCCAGCCTCACCTGAAGGGTTAACTGCATTTGGTCCAGTGTTAACTCCTGATAGTGCTGTTGGGATATTACCCAAGACACCACCATCGGTGTAATTACCTGGTGTGTTTGAACCTGCATCTGATCCAGATGCGAACGCTCCCTGACCCTGATAGAGTCCTGGTGCTGTTCCGCCTAGGTTACCTGAAGTACCTGGCTGGTTCTTTTCTATATTTTGTTCCGACATATTGTCACCTCCTGTGATTTTTTCTAAATGAATAGATCGGCTGTTTTGAGGAAACTACCGCCCCATAGGGATTTTTCAACCGTTTCAGGCTGATTCTGTACTATCTCGCCGAGATCGCCAGACTTTCGGAAAGCAGTGTCTTGCTCTACAAGTTCCACACGCTTACCAAATTCATTGAATGTATTTGCTGCTGTTGCAATATCTTTTGCAACTGCCTCAAATGATGTTTTTGCTGTTTCAACATCTACCTTTGTAGACTTAAGCATTTCTACTTCTGCCTGCAATGACTTAACTGTTAAAACTAGATCGCTAAAGGCTTTTTCAAGACCATCGTTAGTTTCTGTAACTGCTTCTGCTACTGCTTCTGCAACTACTTCGTCTGACTTAGGAGCCATTGGCTTCTTGTCTTCTGCTTCTTCCTCTTTTGCATCAGCCTTTGAATCGCATTCACATGCGTCCATTGCCTTTCCGCAGTCTGCACATGGTGCAGCCTTTGTAACTTCCTGAGTATTAGCATCTGCCTCTGGAGCGACCTCTGACTTTGTTACTTCTACTGCTACTTCTGTTTCAATAACTTCCGCAACGATTTCTGTATTTTCTGTCATAGGACTTACCTCCTTGTTAATCTTAGAAGTATTAATGCCTTTAGCACTATCAACTAAGAATTTCATCATGTTTATTTTTTCGCTATCCGTTTTTTCAACGAAACCTATGTTCTTCATTTCTGTTCCAGTTACTGGGCTCATGACAGTTTCTTCTTCTGACAACAAAACAATGCCATATTCTTTATCATAAAAAACATTTTCTAAAACTGTTTCATCGCCCTTAACAACATCTAGTCCATCAACTTTTTCAACTGACATTATGTTTGCAAACTGATTTGCTGGGGAATCTACAAGACTCAACTCAACTAAATCGTATTCTTTAATAACTCTAATTGGCTTATCCGCTTTCTCATCATAAGCATCGTCCCATTTATTCATTTTTCCGCCAATTGAAAAACCAGTTAGTGTTCCATCTAGAACTTTTTCCCAGGTATCTTGTGCACCCTTTGAAACATATGCGGATACAAAAACTCCACTATAAAACTTCTTTGATTCTGGATCAAAATACTTATCTTCTTTAAATGAAACCATTTTACCTACTGCTAGTGGTTGGTGCATTTCTCTAATGTTCCCACGAAATTTTGCAAATGCATCCATTGATGCTTCTGCTGTTACGATGTCGTCTTGCTTATCAAGATTGTCTAAAGATGCAAAACCAGAAACGATTCGACGCTCTTTGTCTACTTTTGCAAATGGAAGGGATAGGCGAACACTGTCGCCCTTAGTGTCCCAATGGGCTTTAGATATATTCATGGTTATTATATTATATACCCTTTTTTACTAAAGTATCACTATTTGGACATTTAGAAAATGTCATCAAACTTTCTGCCTTCACCCTTTGGATTACGACCACTTACTGTGGCTGGCCCATCGGACTGATTGTTAGTTCTTTCTGTGTCCCTTGCTCTGTCTGAATTATCGCTTGAGACTTGTTCTGGCTTAAGTTGAAGTGGCTCGTTGCCACCCTCAATCTGTGGAAGGCCAAGAAGTTCTCTTCCTTCGTTTGGAAGCATTACCTGAGTCTTGACAAGTCGTTCAATAATCTGTGATTGTGCAATCTCGTCTGTTAGAGTAAGTTCATTAAACTTAAACTCAAGAATATCTGTTTTTTCTTTTACAATTTTGTTAATCATCTTCTCAAGGTTTCTCTGTGCTGGTCTTGCAACCTGCTCCTTAAAGGTACGGTCTTGAGATAGAGCAGCAGCAATTGCTGAAGAATCAGATCCACCAATCTTAGAAAGAGGGACTTGGTGAGCAACAAGAATGTCGTCTCTATTCTGCTTTCTATATTCTTTAAATGATGCTTCCTGAATTCCGTTCTCCACGGGATCCATCTTAAACTCAACCTTGTTTGTATCAGAATCTCCTGGAAGAGGAATATAAAGAGTTCTGTGGTTCTGACCCTTTAGCCCTGTTTGCAAGAACCTAAACATCTTATCTTCTGCCTCAGCAGATAACTTTGCGCCCTTAAGAGTTACAACATATCTTGGAGTTGCTTTGTTCTGGAAGTAGTCAATGTTGTACTGTGATGCAAGTTGATCTCCGTGCAGTGATCCAATTGCAGACATAATATCTGGTACACCGTAAAAAGTGTTTAGTGGTGAATATTCTTTAAAATGAATAATCTCGTTTGGTCTTGGATCTGTTCCAAGTGGATTTGGATTAGTTGCCCCAAAGTTGCGGAAGTAAACAACCTTGTTACCAATAACTTGAACATAGCCATCACGCAACCTACGCACACGCATTGTTGTAGATGGAATATGGCCAACATAACCAATCTCTCCACGAGTAGTTCTACCAACTTCGAGGTACGCATTGCCCGTTGATTGAAGATCAGTAAATACCTTTTCCATAGTTGTTGTGAAAGAATCTTCATCGTTTAAAGACTCCAGCCAATCAGTCATTTCAATCTTTGCTCTTTCAATTCTTTTTCTTGCATTCTCAGAAGTCTTTGGCTCTGATGCCTCTAACTTAAGCATAGTTCTTTTTGAAACCTTAAACTCGTATCCAAGACCAACAATGTTTTCTACCTTAGCATCAATTGCTGCGTGGTTAGCAAACGATGTGTCATAGAAACTTGCAAGTTCATACAAGTTCCATGGTGGAGTAATTACATCAAAGAGTCCGTAAGCATTTCTAAATACTGCTCCTGAATTAATCTCTTTCGATCTTGCTCCATCAATACCAACACTGTCTGCTCTTGAACTATCAATATATGCTTGAGTTGCTTCGCCTTTAATTATTCTAGAGGTTCTTCTTTTAAAGTTAGCGTCAAGTCCTTGAAGGTCTTTAATTACATCCCAAGATTGATTGAATGGGTCTTGCTTTATAAATGTGTCATCTTCTGGAAGAGGAACATCTGTCTTTGCTCTAATAAAAAATTCTTTGTCTTCACTCATTAGTCATCACTTCCGTATTTCGCAATAGTGTCCTTGGCTGCCTGAACTGCTCCAAGATCGTTCATTGAAGGAATAAGTCCTTCTGATAGTCTTTGCTTTTGCTCAGAGTATTCTTCTTCTGATATTCTTGTTAATCCTGGAACGAATACGCATGTTCCATCTCCTTCATCCCCGTAATATTTTGCTGCTTCTTTAAGTTTAGATATCTGAAGGATGTCGCCTTTTTGAGATTGAATGTTTAAAACAGAACCAGTTCCATCTGTAAACCACTTTCCGTTAGCCTTCTTGTATACATAAAGACCCCACTCATAGTGCTTTTCAATAATCTTTACACGAGATTCTCCTACTTGGCCTTTCATTCTTGGTAAAGGCTTGCGCTTTTTCTTTGGATTTTCCATATTCATAACCACAAGTATACCATATTACACTGCATTTTGTGTAGAACTTTGCCAAGCAACTTCCATATCAAACAAATATCCATAAGAATTTAACCTAAGTAGCCTGGTATCGTCCACAATAAACTTGTTTGTTCCAACGTAACTATTATAAATATCTGATGGATCTACTCCGTAGTATGAGGTAGTTGCTAAAACTAACACCCCTTGCCAGTTATAGGTTGGGTTCCAGTATTCCCAGTCTAGAGGCAAAGGTCCGTTATATTTTACCTTAAACCATGGTCTCTCTGTAATGTTTTGAACCTCTTGAAGGTTTGTTGATTTATAATGTGAAACTAAATTAACTAGTATTGGACCATTAATTTTAATAGACCCAACATAATTAGAAAAATCTAATAAACTAGAGAAAGAAATTCCAAGCATTCCCCACTCACGAATAGTAATGTTGGGTTCTTTTACAATGTTTCCATTCCAGTAAAATCCAATACCGTCCTCAATTTCCCCAGTGTTTGCATCAACGGCATATATTTTTGCTCGTTTACCATCTGGATGGCTTGCAACCATAAAAAATTTAAGTAGTCTTCCTTTGCTTTCAATTTCAAAAATCTGTGTTGGAGAGTAAGGGAAAAAATCTTGATCATATCTCAATGCTGCCTGCATTGCCATTACCTTGTAGTCTGAAGACTCACTAGAGTTAATTGGTATTGCAAGCCCTCGATTTACTAATGGGTCGTAAGAGCCCTTAACCTGAATACCAGAACTTCTAGTTAAATAAAGATACGGCGATGTACCTTTGTATATTGTGTAAGGGTTCAATCCTTTGTAATCATAATATATTCCAGACTTTTTATATGGATATACTGGAACACCAAATCTTGTTCCTATTGGATTTGCTGAAGATTCGTTATACGCTTGTGATGCTAATTGCAGACTTTTTATTTTTATTGGATTATTTCTTGTGCCTAAAACTTTAAAATCTAAACGAATTACAATATATAAATCATTAAAGTCAATTCCCTTTGGTGGATAGATTAGCATTCCATCAACAACTTCGTACTTTGTGTTCATAAAAGAATCGTAAATTGGACTTCCGTCTTCTTTATATCCAACAACATAAGTTCCTGGTTCAATAATTCCATTTTTATTTGCATTAACTGTAACAGTGAAATATGAATCTATGTTTGTTGAAGAACTAGACAAATACTCAAATGTTATATATGATTTTACTAATGATGAGGATGTGTCATAAGAGTATGCTTTAGAAGATTTATTTTTTAAATCTTGGTAGTCTACGTACCCAGTATATAAGTGATTGTCTAAAGACTCATAAGTTCTTTGAATTGGATTTTCATACTGCGACTGTAAGTCTTCGTATTTCCAAGAACCAACCGTTTCTTTTTCTATATACTTTGACGGGGCAGGGTAATTTAAATTGAACTGAATAAAATCTAAATCATAATAAGAGTCACCCCTTGAGTTAGTTACATACTGTGCAAAATGCCTAAGAGCAACCTTGTCTTCCCAGTATCCATCCACATCAATATCTAAAACAAATTTATCAAAGTAAACCTTTGGAGAAAGTGTATAACTTGCTACGTGATCAATAAGTTGAACCGAAGAATAGGTTGATGGGAAACCACCTTGCAGGATGTAGTCCCAGAAGTATTGGCTTGCACCTGAGTACTGTCCAGCATCATAGTCTATGTAGGGTCCAAAAGTATCAAAAACATTCTCAAAATCTGTTGGCACACCAAAGTCATTAAACAGTTCGTTAATTAATAAAAAGTTTCTTTCTGTAGCAAAGCCAATCTTATAAATATTTCCAGTAAATGTTTTATCTAGTTCTTTATTTCCACCAGCATAAAGTTTTAGAGATCCACGATTACCAAAGAATGCTCTAGTGTTGTTTCCGTAATACTCTGAAAACGTATCAATATCTATTCCAACCGTAAATTCTTCACCTACAACTGCAGTTATAGATGTGTAAATTATTTCTTGATCATCTCCAAATTTTAACTTATAGTCAATAATTAGATTTGGTTTTAATTCAATAGAGAAACTATTGTTTGTTGATACGTCTTCTACTTTAAATAAAATTTGATTTGATGTTGGAGCAGACAGTATTTTAAATACACCATAAAAACATTTTACTGGGTTGTTTGTTATGTTTAGTTTATCAAAAACAAGATATCCATTTGTAGAATTCCATCCCGCATTTGGCCTCATTCTTATATACAAGTTGTCTTCGTTTGGCAATAACTTACAGTCTTGGTAGAACTGAGTTGATGTTTTGTTTGTAAAGAATAATTCTGGAAGGGAATAAGTGGGTGCAAAAAGAGAGGTTGCAGATGTTTCTAAGTTATCAATAGATGCGTCTGACCACCTAACTAAATCTGGATATGAGTAATTTTTAGTGTAGTCAGCAAAGGAGTAATCTATAAACATGGAGGTTCCGCTATAGGATGCATTAATATTTTCTGGTAATTCTACGCCCTGCCCATAAACAAATCTTCTTTTTGCTACCAAAGAAGGAACTTGATATGGATATATTGCTACACAGTCTATCTCTATTGGAGACACATCCTCATAAGCATAGAAACCTATCCAGTCTTGATCGTCTTCATTTTGATCATACTTATTTGGAAAACTAAGATTGTTTGTTATATAGTTTAAAGAAATTACTTGCTCTCCGTTTATTAAAAGATTTGCAGAGTTATCGGTTATTCTTATATGAACCAACATTGGCCTAGTCCATTCTCCAATGTAATGAGAAGAATAGTTATCACCTATTTTTAAAGTAATGAAAGGGCCCTCAACATATATTCCGTCAGTTGAAGCAATTGGACCACAAATTCTTTTTTTATCTTTAGTGTCTGAATTAATTCTCATCCACATTTCAAGAGTGTACTCTTTAAACTTTCCTTCCTCATTTAAAAATCCGTGGCCAGGAATAATTAATGAAGGTGCTCCTGCGTTAGGGCTAATTATTGTTGTGCCTTTAGAACCATAGACCAAAGGTATCCCAGAGTTTTTTGCAAGAAGCGCATTATCTTTAATAAAATAATATCCAGGTTTTTGTATTAGTCCATAAGACTTTGCCTCAATTACATCTGATGAAGTTAGAGATATTGAGGATGGAAGTTGTTCTTTTGATATTCCTAAAGATGTTGAGTGAAAGTCTTCTGACCATTGTCCTACCGTAACACCATTAATTAAAAATTGATAGTCTTCTGTTGATGTTGCTCCACCTACATATCTGATCTTAATTACAATGCTAAACGTAGTGTTTTCTGGTGGTATCTCAAATGTTTCTGCAACAAAAAACCAGTTTTGATATATAGATGTATTATAGTTTTTAAGTTTTTGAATCTTTTGACCTGTCATTGAGTCATAGTATTCATATCCTATTTCTATGTTTGATATGTAAGAACTTATTGAATATAAATATGCTCCAACTGCAAATGTAGACATATAAGAGTTTAGTTCTGAAAAATTTAATATGTCTTTACTAATACAAACAACTTCGCCAAAATCCTCTGAAGTGAGATCTCCAATAATTTTAGATACAGAACTATCTATAAATGGTTCATCAATTGATTGCGGATAAGAAGAAACTGTTCCTCCAGTTATATCCCATTTTGTTGAATCAGATAAAACTCTTTGGTTTTCTGTAATCAAAGAAACATAATCTGCTTTATCATCTAAAGCCCACAAAACAGTTGGGTGTTCAGAAAACACCTTCTCTGCGTATAGGTTTGATGGATTAGACATTATAGGTCTATTTTATCATACTAAGATACTTTTATTTCACAGTAATCTGTAGTGCAGTATGCTTCACCTTGAGCCTCAAGATTATCTACACCGTCGTAAATTGCACCAAAGTCAATATGCTTCAACTTACCAATATATGACTCATATTGCTCTTCAGTAATCTGAGTATATGGCTGCTGAGGATAAACGGTATTTCCCATTGGCAGGAATGACACTGCCTTTAGTTGTCCTTCATACATATTAAGTGCTGGAACAATATGCTTTGATTCTGTCTCTTTATCAAATGAAAGTGTTACAGAAACACCATTATCAGACCAGTACTTCTGAGCAGTTGCAGCAAGAGCAATCTTTTCAAATAATGTTACTTCCTTTTCAGATCTTGGATGACCTGATTTAATTGGGAAGTAAACTACTGATGTGTTTGCTGATACTACGTCATCTTCAATTGTGTACCCTGCTGCTTTGAACAGGTGGATCATTGGATCTGTAGTTCCAAATCGAATTGCACGAAGGAAGAAGTTTCCTCCAGGACCCCAGTGAACTCCAGGAGTTGCACCAGAAAGAATTGAAACTGATCCTGATGGCTTAACTGTTGTTACACGAATTGATTCACGAACGCATAGCCATTCTGAATAGGAGTGATCGTATTTACGAATTGTTGTATATCCTTCATCCATCCACTCACGAACAACTGGCAAACCATTCTGATCTGCAAATGATGCAATGCCAGTAAGGGATGTACCAATACGACGGTTGCGTTGCATGATACCGTTTGTTTGTGGCCAATGTGTTGGAACAAGTGTTACAGTCTTTCCATATAGGTATGCAAACTTCAGGGTACGCAGGAAGTCTTCCTTAGATTCATGACGATTCAAATGCACTTCTACAAGTGTACATAATTCGTATGACTCTAATGGCTGCTCCGCACAGGGATTAAAGCCCATCACACGATAGTCTTTTCCATCTGGCGCATCCTTTAGTCTGCCATAATTACGAGCAACATCAAGCCAGATAAAACCTGGTTCTCCGTTTTCCGTAATTAAATCTACATAGTCTTCGTACTTTGTTCCTACTTCTGCTGAAATAGAATTGTTAGACATCCAAGCCCAACCTGGATTTTCTGGATCAAATGAGTTACGCTCTGGGAATAGTTCTGAGTTCTTTAGGTTCATAAATGTTTCATCCCCCGCATTACCCAAAGCAAGAGTTGCTGAGCGACGAACATTGCCCGATACCACACAGGTACCAATAAGGTTTACAAGGTCTACGATAGCACGAGAGTCTAGTGTTTCACCTGCTCTGGAGCCGATTACACGGTCTATATGGTCATGCAACTTGATAAGAGGTGCAGGGCCTGATGCAACGCCTCCAAAGCCCTTGATAGGGGCTCCAAGAGGTCTGATTAAATCATAGTTAAACTTCTGAATACTCTGGTTTGCTCTAAGGTAAGAGTTGATTAGAAGTCTAACTGACTCTACCCATCCTTCACGAGTGTCTGGGATTTCGAACACCTGTTCGGGCTCTGTTGGGGCATAGATTGAGAAATTCTTATCCTGTCCTACTGTATCAAATCCTACACCAATACCAAGCATAAGAGCATCCATAACCCAAGCGAACAAGGCTCCTGGATCATTCTTATCAAGGTCTTTTGTAGATACCATTGCACAGTTTTGTAGTGCTGCAGAGTTTTTCTTTTCCATGGTCATAGGTGTTCCAAATGCCCACATACCACGACCTGGTGGTGTCCACTTTAGTTCAAACATTCTTTGGAATGCTTCTTGTGCAGACTTCTGAGCCTTGTAGTCATTCCATGGCAAACGGTTTTCTTTAGCATGATTCTTTTGTACTGAATACATACCCTCGATTACTCGACGACAAACTTCGTGCCATCTTTCCTTAGTTCCATCTTCCTTCATGCGAGAATATGTACGAATAAAAGTAATTTCTCCAAGTGAATTTTCTGCTGCATCTTTGAATCCGAATGGGCTTTCTTGAGATTTATACTTTTCTACGAAGTCCTCTGGAAGTTTAAAACTAAAAAAATCTGACATGTGTATCGTCCTTTCAAAAACGGATTAAGTGTTAAGTATAGCAGTGTTTTATAAAAAGCAAAACTCTCACCTTAATGTTTATGGTTAGTTATTTGTTTTAATACCCTTAGAGCCACAACGTATACATATTTGATATGTTCTCATTGTGTAAGGACAAGAAGACTCTTCTATGTTATGACCTTTTACTGTACATAAAAACTTTTTAATCATTTATTACCTCAAAACTTATAGCCCTATTTGGGCAGTGTGCCTTTGCTTCTTCTACTTTTTCAAGAAGACTATCATCAGCCTTGTAAGACCATTTTTTTCTTTCACCGTCAACAAGGCTAAAAATTTCTGGTGCATCAAAAACACACTGACCCCATGCTTGGCAATCTTTATTAATTTTAATTTCAATCATTTTTATCTCCGTATGAATCTATTTGCTTTAATGCAGCAACAAGTTCTTCTTTTAGGTTATCAAAATTATTGAAGTCTGTATCTTCTATGTCTGACTGTAGCACCCTAATCTTATTCTTAAGATTAATATACGCAGCAGAACTTTCTTGAAGCATTTTCTTTTTATTTTCATTTCTTTCTCTATCCATTGATTTTATTGTATTCCAATGTTTTGACCTATAAGAATCACGATCAACACGCAATTCTTTTATTGTCAGACTTGTATCTATATAATATTTATAAAAAACAAGAGCAAATATAGATATAAAAATTAAAAGAAAAATTATAAAAAATAGCATAACTATTCTGTCTTATTTGCTTCTAAATTAACTTCTACATCATCAGAAAATTTCACAACTTCGCTGCAATAATCAACAAGAATCTCTGCAAGTTCGTTTGTAACAGTAAAATGAAACTTATCAGCAACTGTAATATTTCTACCCATTTTTTTACCTCCTATACCAATGGAATCCAGTGTTGTTCCCACTCTTTTGGAATTAACCTTAGTGGAATAACATCATATGCAATTGTAATTCTTGGACCATCCCAGTCCCATTCACCCATAGCATGAGGGTGACCTGTTTCAGACAAGATAGCACGATTATTTTTATTGTGATTATCTATTTCTTTTTCAAAAACACGATAATGCGTAATTGATGGTTCTGCCTTTACACAGTAGTATCCGTGAAAATGTGGTGCACCTTCGCCACCATGTTCGTGCCAATCTAATTTTCCAATATGGCTATAATTTACATTAAACCAGCCTTGGACCATAAACTGTTCTGAAATAAAATCAAGTTCATAGTGCTCGCAAGCATCTTTTGTCATATCACGAAGTGCACGAAATAGTGTGTGAATATTCTTATCATAAAATTGAAATACATTGTATTTATTCCAATTAACAGTAGTTACGCTTCCAGAAGAGTCCCAAGGGGTGTTGGAATTTGACTTACCCTTAATTAATTCTCCATCTTTGATTCGATTGTATTGCAGCAGCAAAAGTTGTTCAAGTTCTTCTAGATTGTTGATGTCAATCTGTCTCTCAAAAAACTTATGATCTTTTTTTGATTTGCTGTTGCTTGGCTGTTGCGAATCACCATACTCATATTGCTTTTCCATTTTTTATCCTATCTGTATTTTTTTCTAATCCATCTATGTTTTTTATAAAAACCATAGAGATAATTTCTTTTTCTTTCGAGGTCCCAAATTCCCTCATTTTGTAATGAGTGGTCTACTTCCATTTGCCAATTTGCTCTTTTTATAGGAATAATTGACATTATTGGAGTTCCCTTTTCTATTGTTCCCTCAAAATCTTTCCGTAAGAAAAATGATACCACATTTCCCGTAAACCATCTATCAGCATCTTGAATTGCGCTCATTGTAAAAAATGGTAGATCATATCTATCAATTGGATGGGTAATCAAGACTGACCAGCCCTCTGGCATTTTTGTTCCCCATCTCATGTCCCAAACAAAATGAATTGGATAGCATCCAGAAGGAACTGGAAGTTCTAGATGTCCTCTCATTTCAATAGGTCTTGCTTCAGATTCATCCCACCAGACATCTGGCTTATCTGGATCATCAGTCTTTTTTACATGAATTGTAGTTGGTAGCAAATAGTGATAACCTGCAGTGATTGCATCAAAAAATGGCATGCAGTGTTTAACACTAATAGATGCAGAGTCTGCACCACGATTATTCATCACTGAAAGTCTATCTATTTGATCAGTTAACTGATAAATTGGACGATCTTTCCACCAGTCTGGTAAATTATTTATTGCTGGAGATGGACCTGGTGTTGTGTCAATATATGCTGTAGAAGTATAAAATTGAAGTTTTAACTCTTCTAGTTCTGGTGTGTCTTTATATTTATCTTCAAACTTATCCATTAGTTAAAAACCTTCTTTTCCCACATAATTCTTTTATATGCTCCGCCAAACTTATGTCTTAGTGAGTAAGTTATTTGATTAAAAACCTTTAAGTCTGGCTTTTCAAGTATGTTTGCTTCCCATTCTTCTCTTCTATATGGTATACATTGTACTAGTGGTGTTCCAGCCTCTATAACTCCTTTAAACCCTCTTTTAATTCTCATAGAGAATGGACCGTCAGAAACATACATATCTGTATCAATTATAGCAGGAACAATCTCAAAAGGTAGACTGGTATGAAAAGATGGCTGAACAAATAATGTACTTATACCTTTTTGTGTTCCTACTACCCACATTGGATGAATTCTAAAAATATCTTCCATCCATTCTGTTTTATCAAAATCCCATCCTTCTACTTGCTCTTTAGCATGGACCGTAACTGATTCTTTATGTGCCTCGTGGACTTGATATTCTAATTTTGGACCAGTTGCATCTATATAAATATCACATGGTGTTTTTAGTAAATATCCAGTTGATAATAGATCTAAGATTCCTGGACATTTTTTTACAGTTTCATTATATTGACCACTATATAGTTGTTTTTCACCATTTACATATGGGTGAACCTTTCTCCACCATGATGGTAAATTTTTTACCATTGGTTCTGGCTTAGATGTATATTCAATAACATATTCGTTTTTTGGTATAAATGTAATTATATTCTTTTTATTTTTCATGATAGTCAACTTTCATATATAGAACTGTTGTGTCGTGCTTAATATAATGAAGATCTTTTTTTAGACCCTTTTTAAAAATTACTGGAACATCAATAACGCCTTCTGCATCTTTTGGCAACTCTTTAGTGTCAAACTTATATTCTTTAGTCTTCCAGTATACCATATCTTCATTTGTAAAAAATGTCAGGATTGCATCATCTTTTGGTAACCATCTAATTTTCCAATTATATATTCTTGGACACCACTCATCGTCTAACTCTTCTTCATCTACAACCATTTTTGAAGAATCTATATATTTATATAAAGTTCTAGTAATAAAAACAAATTCCATCAACTCTGCTTCTGAGCCAGACTCATATGTGTGAACAAATTGATTTTTATGTGGATATACATCAGCAGAAACATTTATTTTGTAAAGATTTTCTTCAATCTTTATTGGAGGCCGTACAACCTCATGTGTCCATCTATTTTGCGGAACAAATACACTGTTTCCTTCTCGATAAATTCCATCCCAGTCTTCTTGTAAGGTAGCATATAGTTTCCCTAATTCGTTATCTTGATTTTCAGCATATACCCTTTCACTATATTTTCTAGTAAAAACGGCAATCTGAGGACTTATTGCATATGGCGTTGCAAGCCCTATCTTATCTTTATTAAGAGCAAGATGTTCGTCTGGAATTACAAGTTCTTCAGAATCCCATTCATCAGAATAATAATTATGATTTGGAACTCTAGCCACTACTCTGGCTTTTCTACTCTGTCATAAACCAGTGCAGCATTTGTAAAGAACATGTCGTGAGGCTCACAGTTGATAGTAAATACTCTATCGATGAATGCAAGTTCGGTTGCTGATTCAACTGGAGACCAGTCAAGAGTTTGGAACTTGTATACCTCATATGTAGTATCTATATCAGAAGATTTTGTAAAACTGATTACATTATCTTTGCGAGTAAGTATCCAGTGATTTAAAGAATATATATCACCATTAATTTGTACAACCTTGTCTACAACCTTACTTGATATAGATGTAATTGTAGTTTCTGTAATACCATTTCCAGATAAAGATTCTGATGACCATTCTAAAGGATTGAAGTTTGCCAGATCAATTTCAGCAATATCCAACGATACAAGTTTATCTCCAACCTTTAATCTTTCGGCTGCAACTGCTCCATTTGGTGTTAATACTCCAGTATCTGCACCAATTGAATACCATCTTCCGAATCCACTAAACCCACCATATCCGTGACCGAATCCATGGTAGAACCCACCATATCCGTGACCGAATGCATGGTAGAACGAGCCATATCCATGGCTGAATGAATGGTAGAACCCGCCATATCCGTGGCTAAATCCATGGTAGAACCCATGATAGAAACCAGCATAGTGTGTAAACCCATGGTAGAAACCATGGTAGAACCCTGCATAGTGTGTAAATCCATGATAGAACCCATGGTAGAAACCAGCATAATGCGTAAATCCGTGATAGAAACCATGGTAGAAACCTGCGTAGTGACTAAAACCAGGATATACGTAAATGTAATAGTTTATACCAATTGTTGTTCCGTATGGAACGACTGTTCCAGGAGTGATATTCTGAGAATTCCATCTTTGGTCTAGTCCATTATCAGTAGTGTTAATTGATGACTCAGCATAATACATACCAATACCTGATAGAAATGATTGATAAGAAGATCTTGAATACGAGGTGTCAAATGAAGGCACCTGCGCCTTTCTAATTGTTCTACCCTTACTTCTTTGTAGTGCCATTACATAATCTCCTTATATTCTTTTATTTTTTAATACTGGTTATGCTGACAAGTCGCCAAGTACCACGAAGGTATTTGCTGCTCGCTTTAAAACTGTTGCTGATGACCACTGTGCACGAAGTTTTAGTCCAGGAGTTGCATTTACTGTTACCCCTGATGCTCCTGCTACTGTTACTTGGCTTCCTGAAGTTTGAATTACATCTACGACTGCTCCGATTGGCCAGAAAGATGTATCTGAAGGAATAGTGAAAGTTCCTCCACCGCTCATTTCACGAACGTTTGAAACATCTGCCTGTACTGCAGTGTGTGATCCGTTCATAACATTAATCGATGAAGAGTCAGTAGATACCTTTACCCAAGACCCTGCGTGTGCATAATACATTGCGCCTTCAGCATGTACGTGTGCCCAACGACCATGGTTTGATGATGCTGCTGGTAGTGCTGCTGCGTTATCATAGACTGGAATAGTGATTGTTGAGTATGAAAAATCACTAGTGTTAAGTTTATTTGATAGATTTGTTGTTACCGTTGTTGCAAAGTTGGCATCATTACCAAGTGAGGTAGCCAACTCATTAAGAGTATTTAGTGCTGCTGGTGCTGAAGCAACAAGGTCTGCTACTGCAGTTCCTACGAATGCTGTGGTTGCCACCTGTGTAGTACTTGTTCCCGCTGCTGCTGTTGGAGCACTTGGAACACCAGTAAATGTAGGTGAAGCAATGTTTGCTTTTAGAGCAATGGCTGTAGCAGATGTTGTAATTGCATCTGTCTTTGCATTGTCTGCATATGACTTTGTTGCAAGATCTGCTGTATTTGCAATACCGTGAACATTTGTAGTTCCAGCAATGTGAGTTTCCCCTGTTGTTGCTTGTGACTTTAATGTAATAATATCTGCCTCTGCAGTATTTGCTTTTGTTGTTACTGATCCTAGATCTGTTTCTACTTCAGAAAGGCTTGTTTGAATGCTAGAAACGCTTGACTCTAGTGCTGCAACATCTGCATCTGTTCCATTTAATGATGTATCTAGTTCTGTTATTGACTGAGTATTTGCTGCAACAGAAGTTTGAAGACTTGCAATATCTGCATCTGCTGCATCTAATGACTCTCCTAGGCCTGTTATTGACTGAGTGTTTCCTGAAACAGAAGTTTGAAGATTTGAAATACTTGTTGAGTTTGCTGTTACTTGAGATGAAACAGTTTCTAGTGTTGAAGTAACTGACTGAATATTAGAATTTGATGCATTAAGATCTGTGTCTAGATTTTCCAATCTTTCTTCGTTTGTTTCTTGATTAGCGTTAACTGTAGATATAAGATTTGTTACTGTTGTAGACAAACCAGAAACGTTTTGATTTGTTGCTGTTATTTTTGTATGTACAAATTCTGTTGTTGCTGCTTTGGTAGAATTGTCTGAGCCATCAACTGCTGGAAGTGTAACTGTTCCAGTAAATGTTGGATTAGCCTTTGGAGCCTTTAGGTCTAAACCTGCAGCAACTGTGTTAGCATAATTTGGGTCATTATTAAATGCTGCTGAAATTTCATTTAGAGTATCTAGGGCTGCTGGTGCGGCTCCTACAATTGTTGCAATTCTTCCATTGATAAGGCTTCCAATGTGTGCTTCTGGAAGTTGTGCTGTTGGTATAGTACCATTTGAATCTAGTGCTGCTACTCCATTTGCTACACCAATCTTTGTGTCCTTAACAAAACCATCTACGTCGATGTCAAGGCCGTCTAGGTTAATGAAGTACTTAAGGAGAGACCAAGTGTTTGTGCCATCACCAATCTTAAACTTGTTGCTATCGGTTTCAAATCCAATTTCTCCTGCTGCTAGAACTGGGTTTGCAGCGGTCCATTGGGCTGCTAATCCTCTACGCTGTTGCATTCTTGTTGCCATTTTTAACTCTCCTTATGGGGTCTGCCCATGAATTTATACCTAATTATAACATCAATATTTTAATTGAAATTATCTACCGCTGATCCACCGTCAAGAGTGATTGCAAACACTGATGTGTCTGCTCCTCCACCATCAACAGATGAACCTTGTGGGCTATTGAAACTTCCGCCTTCACGGAATGTTGTAACAATAAACCCTGTGCCATCGATTGCTGTATCGTGAATATGCTGTGGCAAATTCAAGGTGTCATCAATTGATGCCAATGTCATCCAAGTTGTATCTTTGTAAACATTAACTCTGTTGGTTAATGAGTCAAACCATAGTTGTCCATCTATTGGTTGAGAGGGAGCGGAAGTTCCTACTGGCATTGCGCCTGTTAGAGAGTCTACATACTCCTTAGTTGCTGCATGTGAAGCAAGAGTTGGATCTCCTACTGTTACTGCACCTCCGAATGTACCGCCGTTAGATACGACTAACCCATTCTTTACCTTGAAGTCTTTATCGACTGTTGCCATTTACTTCTCCTCTGTACCACTTTTTTGTGGGGGATTTTGAAAGGATCCCCCTAACCTTTAGTTAATTACTTAAGTAGTGTTCCCATAACAGTAACTGTTGAGTTATTGTTAGCGGTTGTTACTAATAGTTGTACATTTGCTCCAGAAACTCCTGCTGAAATTGATGACGCTGAGCCATTTGTTCCAACAATTGCATACTCTGTAATTGCAATGTTATCTGAAGTGTCAAGTGTCAAAAGAACCTTTGAAACTTCAGTGTGTGTTCCGTAAGCAACCTTTACAAGGTATTCTGCTGAACGGTAGTCAGCCTTTGCGAAAGCGTGGGCTGTCTGAACTCCTGCTGTTGGTGCTGCTAGTGTTGCTGCAACCTGCTTTGCAACTGAGTTTAACTCAACTTCTGCAAAGTCTGGTGTTACTGCTTCAAGAGCAGATACTGCACGAGCATTTGTGAAGTAGAGGTTTGTTCCTTCGGCAAGATCAGATGTAGTAGAATCTGCTACACCGTTTTCTGCTGATATTACAAGACCGTTTTCATCACCTGTGATTGTAATGTTTGTCTTTGTTGCTGTTGTAATAAGGTTTGCTGCTGCAATCTTAGCACGAGATGTAGTAAAGTACTGCGCTGTTCCTTCTGCTACATCAGATGTTGTAAGCGCATCTGCGTGTGCAATTGCTGCGATACGGGCTGCATCTGACTTATTAGTTGCATCTGTTGATGCTGTAGAAATTGCATTTGTAACTGCTGTTGCTCTAAGTGCTGCTTCTGCTGCTACCTTATCGGTTGCATCAGTTGCTGCTGCTGCGATTGCATCAGATTCTGCTGTATTAGCATAACCCTGTGCTGCTGTGTCAAGATCAGAAATTTCTGAGTTAACGTATGATGTGTCAGCCTTTGTTCCAACAAGAGTTGTAAGGTTTGTGATTGTGTCTGGTGAATTACCAATTGCTACAGCCAACTCATTAAGAGTGTCTAGAAGTTCTGGCGCTGAATCAACAAGTGCTGAAACTGCTCCATCTGTATAAAGGTTTGCTGCAGTTAATGCATTGTTAGCCTTTGTAGTTGCATCTGCTGAGGCTGTTGCTTCTGCGTCTGATTGTGCTAGGTCTGCATAAGCCTGTGTTGCAAGAACATCTGCACCCCACTTGACAGAAGATCCTGCTGCTGGAGTAAGAACGATATGAGAATCAGAATTGATTGTCATTGCTCCTGCGCCAGTGAAGTTAAGTGTATCTCCAATAGTCTTGTTTGTTAATGTTTGTGTGTTTGTTGTTCCAACTACCGCACCTGTTGCACCGTGTGCGACTGTTAGGTTAGAGTGTGTTGTAAGGTCTGCTGCTGCATCTGCTGCTGCATCTGCTGCTGCGCCAAGAACATCGTATGATGCTGCTGTTGCTGCAATTGCACGAGCATCTGTAAAGTATTTGTTTGTTGCATTTTCTGCAAGGTCTGCAGTGTCATGGTTTGAAATATCTGATACTTGACCAGTTACGTCTGCTGTTATTGTTCCTGCAGCAAAGTTACCTGAAGCATCACGCTTTACAACCTTGTTTGCTTCGTTAGCAGATGTTGCTGTACCACCGATAAGATTAACGATGTAATCTTGATCTGCTGTCTTCTTTGTTAGGATGTCCTGGTTATTGATTGTACCTGTTGTACCTTCAACTACGAGTCCCGCCTTTACTTTGAAATCTTTTACTACTGTTGCCATTTTTTTATCTCCTTAGTTATGCCTTAAGTCCAATTCGTGCGTAACGAACTGTGACTGGCTTGATCGCAGGATCTGGAGTGACTGTTAAAGCCACGGTATTTCCAGTGCGAGAGACATTAATGGTGCCAATATTCCCATTCGTGTCGATAGTGCCGTACTCACTGACTGATACATCTGTACCGTCAACAAGAATTGTTAATTCAGTTGCATAGAACTTGTTGTCCCCTGCAGAGGTCTTTGATATTGAAATAATATACTTGACCATACGCCAAACTGTAGCATCGAAGTTATCGATAACAGTTGGATTTTCCAATCCATAAATTGTGTTATCGTTATTTCCTGATGAACCTAGATCGTTACCTGAACTTGCAAGGGTATCAATTAAATCTTCATAATCTCCTTGAGTAGGACGATCACCAGTTTGGAATTTTGTCTTTATTGCTGCGATTGTTGACTTTGCCATGGTTATATTATAACCTCCATTTTTTAAAATATCAAAGTATATAGTTATTCAAACCGACCACTGCAATACCAATTGGAGCGGGATTTGAAGCGCTATAGGCATTGATTCCTATATTTGTAAACTTTACCCTAAAGGGTAAAACCTCATTTATTTTTACTGATCTTGTATCACTTGCTACATTTATAATTGCATAAGATACTGCGTTGATTGCTTTTAGTTTATTAGTTTTTTTACTTGATATTTTTGATGATGCCATTAATCAGTTACATCTTCAATGACTACCATTTTCCCTTGAGCGACAGTCCAAACATACGCATCATTTGAAAGTTGTATATCGAAGATATCTCCTGTTTGGAGCATTACTGATTCTGAAGACAAAAGAGAGACTGTGAATTCTCCAATTAAATCGTCAGCATCTGCTAATGGTGTTAAAGAAATTATTGTTGTTGCGGAGTCTGTAAATGTTCCTGCGGGGGTTGGTCTTTTAATTTTCATATTAATATCCCAGTCAGCAATTACTAAAGGTTGTTTTGCATCGTCTGTTACATAAACACGAAAAGAGGCAGTATCTCCTTTTACAATAGTCCAGTTTACAAGTGGTGGTTTATTACCTATGTCATATGATGAAGCGGATCCACGTAAAGTTGCCATAGGTTTATTATATCACGACAAGCCGTCTTTAAGTGCTTTCCAAGTGCCGTTGCCTTTTGCCTGAACAATTAAAATTCCTGATACCCCTGTTGCAGCGACTACACCAACTGCAGTTGCATTTCCAGTTACTGGCCTTGTTCCTGTTAATCCACCAGTTGATCCAATATATACTGGATTGCCATTTGTAAAACTTCCTGTACTTAAATTAATATTTTCCATAACACCAGCAACAACTACAACTCCTTCAGAGTTATTCGCAAGTGGTTGTTTTAAAAGTCCTAAAATTGGACCCACTGTTGACTGGGTTGCAAATGATATTTCTGGTTTGGTTGAATATCCAGTTATATATACTGGAGTTCCTGCAGTCAGAGATTGTCCACTTTTATTAATAACACTAATCTGAAATGCAGATATTCCTAATGGTGGAAGAATTTCGTTTAATTTTGTTACAAGCCCCTTAATGTCTCCATGGACATTTACTGGGTCTTCTGCTTCTGGGAAGGGTAAATTGAACGGGCTTCCTGAGTTTCCTGTTGCCATAATGATTCATTATACCACTTTTAAAATATAACGTTTCTTAACATTACGTTAAAACTTGACAAATTATAGAAAATTATGTTATACTTGGTAGTAACAACCCTGAAAAGGGTTTTTCGTTTCTAAGGAGGAACAGATGAATATATTACAAGATAAACAAAAACTCATCGGAATACTCACGATTATAGTGTTGGCAGCGCAAGGTCTTAATGGTGCTAATGCTAGTGAACGCAACAACTTAAGTACTAAAACCGTAGTTATTGAAGACCAAGCCTCGAAAGAGGTTTTTTTGATTTCTACAGAAGAAAAGTTAAAAAAGTTTGAAAACAAGGGTTCTCTAACCGATGGCGAACTCAAGGAACTTTTATACCTCGTTGGCTTTAGGGGCAACGATCTAAAGGAGGCTTGGGCAGTAGCCAAAAAAGAGTCTAATGGGCAACCTATCAGATTTAATGGAAACACCAATACTGGAGACAGTTCTTATGGTATGTTTCAGATTAATATGATTGGAATGCTTGGTCCTGATCGTAGAGAGAAGTTTAATCTTGTCTCTAATTCAGATCTTTTAAATCCCGTCATAAATGCACAAATTGCATTTCACATGTCAGACGGTGGAAAAGATTGGTCTTCTTGGAAGGGCATTACTCCAAGAACTAAAATGTGGATGAGTAAGTTTCCAGAATAAATAACAATATATAAGAATAGCCACTCTAAAAATGGGTGGCTATTTTTATTTATTTGCTCTAATGTGTGTGTACAAGTATTCTGGACCCTCAGTAAAATACCAGTGATCTGGCTCACAAAAGAAAAAGAAAGCATTGCAAACTAAGTTATTATCAGGATCTGGAAAGGCCTCTCTCCAGTGCTCTAGATCATTGCCATATGTCATTAATGCATCATTTTCTTCTAGCAAATATGGCTTTCCCTCTACCCAGATTTCCCAGGGAGTCTTCTGAAATACACAAAAATTTATATGATAAGTGCAAGCGTTATCATCTTTATGTTTCCATAACTTTGCCTCTTTGCCTTCGTAAACTGACATAAGGCACCAAGAAGGCTTAAGCGTTTCTGACTCAAAATGCTCTCTTGCAAACTCTGTTAGTAGTTCATGAAACTTATTTAATTCTTCAGTATTTGCCCATTGGTGTCTTCCAAATGATTCATCATAGTTTGGTTGGGTTGACCACATTTTCATAGCATACTGCTGTAGTTCTTTTAGTTCTTTTGGTGGAAGTATTGTTTTTATTATTTCAGATTCTTTAATATTCATTACCATTTCCCAATCGGACAGGACGCTTTCTCAAGTTTTGTTTTTACTTTCATAATACAGCCACACTTTTTACATTGTGTAGTTAGTTTTATAAGTTCTGGACATGCCTTGCAAATAGAAAGTCTTTCTTTTGCTTTTTCTTCATCAGCCCATTCTGTTGCAGGGTTTACTATGTCCCAAGGCCTTGTTTCTCCAAGATTTTTTTTCCATTTTTGATACGGAGATTCATTGTTTGTCACTATTTCTACTCCTCTAATAGTTTAAAAGTTATTTCTGGGCTACTACTAAGAGCAGCAATTCTCTGATCGTTATTAGATACTCCAATACAATATCCTATTCCTCCATAATAAACATTGTCAACCAAAAAAGCAATAGACTCACACCCCTCTACGCAAGGAGCCGTACAAGCAGGCTTGTGTTCTATTCCATCTGGGTGTACAAAAGATGAACCATTCCAGACGCTTTTTCTTGCTGGGAAATAATTTAAATGAGTTATATTTAAAACAGTTGGACTGTTTGAAAGAGCATAACATTTATCATTTTGTAAAGGATCTATAGGAGTTCCATCAGAATTTACATCAATAGATAAAAAATGTATGGAATCTCCATCAATATTTGCAAAAAATTCTTTTCTCATATCAATTATTATACCCTATCACTAGTCATTACATCCAATCACGGCTCCACAATTATCTGTAATTAAACAATATCCACCGTTACATTGAGCATCTGGGTATCCTACACAGAAGTTAGTTCCACTACACGATGGTGTAGGCGTTGGTGTTGGTGTTGGGTCTGGTGTAGGCGTTGGTGTAGGCGTTGGTGCTGTATAAGAACAGCATCTATATTGTTGATCAGTAGTTCCGTCTGAATAATAAACAGTGTCCATTCTTTCTCCACCTTCTGGGCAGTATGGATCTGATATACATGTTCCAGTTTCAGTACGCAATATTGTTCTTTGTGTAGGAGTTGGACCAGGGCCTGTAGGTGTAGGTGCAACGTATCCACATGCAACGCTATTAACCTCATGGTCTGACCAATCAGTAGGAACATCATACTGATAATCATATTCAGAAAATACACCATTGATAAACTTCGATCTTCTGGAATCTATTAGTGCTCTTACTTGTCTTGTAGTTCCAGAACACCTATATTCCTCAGTATCTTCATAAGCAACCCAATCGCTGTATGTTATGGTTGGCGTTGTTGGTGTTGGGTCAGGTGTGTAAGAGCAGCATACAGTGAGTTCAGTACTAGTTCCATCTGAATAGTAAACAGTATCTATCCTTTCTCCACCTCCTGGGCACTGTGGGAATGGCGTACATGTTCCAATTGTTCTACTTGTTTCTGTTTTTGGTGTAGGTGTTGGTACCCATGGTCTTCCATCACTGTCACAGCAAGTATCTCCGCATACAGAATCATAACTTGAAGTCATACCAGGCTTTGGACAGACTGGGGCTGAGCAAGCAACAGAAGGATACGCTCCTGTGTTGTTATACGAACAATCTTGTGCTGAGATTGTTCCAGTACATGCAAGATCAACATTGTCATATGCACTAGAACATGAAACGGTGCTACTTCCATAAACTAGAGTATAAGTTGAGCCATTAACACAACATCCTGTTGCATAGTATGCATAAGATGCAGGAGGTGTTGGAGTAGCGACAGCAGTTGTAAAGGTTGTACTATTTGATGCAGAATCACCAGTATAGTTTGCATTAGCGTACAGGGTAACTGTTACAGAGTAAGTTGTTCCAGCAGAAAACCCAGAGAGTAAAACAGGAGGACCGCCTGCAGAACTAGCGCTGTTACTGCTAGATCCGTTAGATGCAATTACAGTGTATGAACCCCATCCGCTTCCTCCCCAAGTAATATATGCTTGATTTTCAGTCCATGCTTGCCCTGGTCCTGCGCCGTATGCGATAACACCGCCAATATTTGGATAAGGAGTTGGGGTTGGTCCCACTGGAGTTGGGGTTGGTCCCACTGGAGTTGGGGTAGGCGTAGGGACTACAACATATGAATAATATTCAAAATCTATAGTTGACTCATACTGAAGAAGTGATCCTGTATCAACTCTTCCTTTAGCCTTACCATTGTTTGAAGAATTAGCACCACCGCTATTTCCTATAGATGTTTCATTACCTAATGCAAACCCAGCGCTTGTAATTGCTGTTCTGGCCTCATTGAGAGTCAATCCTTCTAGGTTTGGGATTATCCCCATACCTTTTGAAGAAGACCATAGACCAAAATTTAGCATTTGGAACCTACGCCGTCAAATCGCCAATAAGAATCCAGGTATTGGTATCTATCTTTGAAATTACTGCACCTGAGTATTGGGCTGCA